GACAGCACGCTGCCGATGGCCATTCAAGCCATCATGAATCAAACGCGCAAGCCCGACAAGCTTGTCATTTTTGATGACAACGACGAGCAAAAAGACATGCGCGAAGATCCGATTTATTCGCGCTTGCTTTGGATGCTAAGTGCCAAAGGCATTGCTTGGGACTGGCTTTGGGCCGGCAAGAAAGGCCAGCATCACAATCATCAAATGGCCAACTGGATGGGTTACGAGTGGGTGTGGCGCGTGGATGATGATGCGCTGCCAGAGCCTGGCGTACTGAATAACTTGCTCAAGCACATTGGACCCAAGGTTGGCGCTGTTGGTGGCTCAGTGCTCATGCCAGGCCATGACTTTGAACATGCCAAGGCCACGGGCAAGATTGAATACATTGATCACGAGCCAAATCCACAGTGGAAGCATATTGAAAAGGTCCAGGAAGTCGATCACTTGCACTGCACTTTTTTGTACCGTGCAGGGGTTTATGACTACAACACAGGACTGTCTCGGGTGGCGCATCGTGAAGAGACGTTATTCAGTTGGGGCTTGAAGCGTAAAGGCTACAAATTACTGATTGTGCCCAACGCGATAACTTGGCACTTAAAAGCACCCTCGGGCGGCATTCGGATGAACAGTCGGACTGAGATGTTTGCCCATGACGAGCAGATCTTTCGCAACACCCTAGCGCACAGGGACCATACAATAGTGGTCCTGGATAACGGCATGGGCGATCACATTGTGTTTAAGCATGTACTGCCCGATGTTAGCAATCCTATTGTGTTTGGATGCTATCCCGAGATAGTGCCCTGCAGGCCAATCGCTGAAGCAAAAGCGCTTTTTGGTGACATTGATATGTTCAATGTGTACAGCAAGATGATGCGCTGGAATTGGCAGGAAAGCCTTGAGAGCGCCTATCGAAAGCTTTACTTATGATTGTCATTGCGCCATTTGCCAAGAAGCTACCAAGTGGGAAGATGAACCCCAAGGATTATCCATTTTGGGAAGAGCTTATCCCGATGCTGCCCAAGCCTGTCATCCAGGTTGGGGTTGATGGCGAACCACGCTTGGTTGAAGACTTCCGCAAAAACTTGCCATTGAATGCTTTGCGTCATTTGATCCTTCAGTGCGACACCTGGATTTCATGCGATAGTTTCTTGCAGCACTTTGGTTGGGATTTGGGCAAGCCTGGCATCGTGCTGTGGTCAGTATCGGACCCCAACATCTTTGGTCACCCTGAGAACATCAACCTGCTCAAGGACCGCGCTAATTTAGCGCCCAACCAGTTTTTATGGTGGGACTTCTGTGAGCATGACCCCAACAAGTTTGTCGCGCCAGAGGTTGTTGCAAAGGCTGTTCAAAGCCTTTTGTACCTTGAACGCGCAGCCTAAAAATGATCAAATCGACTGATTGACGGAGGCCTTATGCCAGCCACAAATTACACCCCGATTTTGCTTTATAGAAGCTCAACTGCAGCAGCAGCGCCGTCAACGGCTAATCTTAATGCAGGCGAGCTTGCCATCAATTACAACGATGGCAAGTTATTTTACAAGGACAATGCTGGAACCCCTGCCATTCAGTTAATTGGTGCTCGACTAGGTACCAATACAACGACGGGTGGAACAGTTGCAACAGCACTTGGCTCCGAGCTTAACAAGACGGGCGGCTTAGTCTCCCAATCTGGAACGCTAGCCTCTAGCGCGCTTTTATTGGGCGGCGGGTCAGGTGTAGCCATTACTTCAACCACCACAGGCACAGGCGTAGTAACGGCGGTTGGTAACGCAGTCAATACCACGGGCGGTTTGGTTACACAATCAGGAACCTTAACGGCTAATAATATCTTGCTTGGTGGTGGTGCAAGCACGGCCATTTCTTCATCAAGCCTTTTAGCCACTTCGGCTGCGGTAACTTCGGGTACTTACATTAAAGCAATTGGGTATGCCGATACGGTTGTGGCGCTTGGTAACACGGGTACAGCAATAAATCTGGATGTTGTGAGCGGCGGCGTATTTACGGCAACACTTACAGGAAATGCGACGATTACACTTCGTTATCCCGTGTCTTCTGGCTCATCATCGTTTACGCTCATTCTCACAAATGACGGAACAGCAGGTCGCACGGTGGCTTGGGCTGGCGGTTCGTTTAGGTTCCCTGGTGGTGCAGCATCCTTATCTCGCACAACGACAGCTAATGCTATCGACATTTGGGTCTTCTTCACGCCAGATGGCGGGACGACTTGGTATGGCAATATCGCCATGAAGAATATGACAGCTTAATAGGAGTAAGAAAATGGCTTTAACCACAGAGCAGCAAGCACAAGTAGATATTCAGTTGGCTGTCGAGAACGCACGACATGCTAATCAAATGCAAGCCGAGGCAGTTCGTGCAAAGCTTGAAGCAGTCCGTTTAGCAAAAGAAACGCTGATTGAGAACGCTCGCAGTAAACCTGTTGATTCTCGTGATGTATCAGCGGCTGATATTCAGGCTTTTGCTCAAACGCTTGTGTCGTACATCAACGGATGATTCAGGGTTTTGCTTATTTTCCTGCCATCGTTTATCGCGATGAGCATCCTGAGTGGGTTGATTATGCGCTGAAGATTTCACAGAAATACTTTGACGCACAGCCTAATCAGGGTGCTATGTGCCAGACGGGGCATATGGGGAATGATCCTGACATGAAGTTTTTAACGGATTACTTGCAGTCAACCAGCCATGACATCTTGGCAAGTCAAGGCTATGCAATGGATCGGTATGAACTTTATGTCTCGGGCTTGTGGGGGCAGGAAGTCAAAGGGCATGGCGGCACGAATGTGCATGTGCATAAGCACAGTCAACTTTGCGGTTGGTTCTTTTTAGAAGCCCCTGAAGGTGGCTCATACCCTGTGTTTTATGACACTCGTGCTAACAAGCAAATGATTGAGCTTGACTTTGCGCCAAGCGATGAAGTGACTAACGCAACTTCAACTGTTCACTTTAATAACATTGTTCCAGGTACTGTACTACTAGCCAACTCATGGATGCAACATCAGCTAACCCCAAACATGACAGATAAGCCAACCAAGAGTATCCACTTTATCGTTTCGCACAGGGATAAGCCATGCAGTACATGCTGACACCTTATGCCGAGTCGGTTGAGCCTTTTGCTTGGTGGGAGGGTGCGTTTAATGATCAAGAGCTTAATTGGTTACAAGAGCGAGCTATCAAAGCCGATCAAAGAGCGCAAGTTGGTGGTGGGTCAGACCCAGAGCGTTTAGCGCAAATTCGCCGCTCTCATGTGTCATGGATGGACTGCAATCAAGAAACCGAGTGGGTGTTTCGCAAGCTAGCCCATGCTATCTCGTCGCTTAATTCTCAGTTTTATCGGTTTGATCTCACTGGATTTGGTGAGGCTTTACAGCTTACTAATTATGACCAATCCGAGAATGGTATGTATGGTTGGCATCAGGATTACGGTGGCAGGCGCAGTGTAAGTAGAAAGCTTTCAGCAGTGCTTCAATTGACCGATCCAGCACAGTACGAAGGTGGCAACCTTCAGATTATGACTAGCGGTAACCCTATGAATGTGCGTAAACAGCGCGGGCTAATTGCGGTGTTTCCATCCTATACCCTTCATCAAGTAACGCCCGTAACTCAAGGCAGCAGGCAAAGTCTTGTGGCATGGCTTTCAGGACCGGCATTTCGATGAATATTGATTACAACGGATTCATTGGCATTTATAACAATGTGTACCCTGAAGGGTATTGTCAGCATTTGATCAATGAATTTGATCGTTTGGAAAGGGATAGCGCAGGGTCTAACCGCTGGCAGTCTGAAAAAGCACCTGAGTCAAGGAAAAATGACTACCAAATTGGTTTAGATTTGCGTGGTCATAGTACCCATGACTTTGAAGATAGACGCATCGTGCCGATGTTTTTTGATGGGTTGCAGGCTTGCTATGACGAATACACACGAAAGTTTTCAACGCTTGCTGACGGTAAGATCCGCGCTAATGTGATGAAGATGCAGCGCACTCCTCCTGGTGGTGGCTATCATGTGTGGCATGGCGAACAAGGTGGGGGTGATCACGCGGCGCGA